ATAGCAAATGCTAAAGCCACTGTCTCGTGAGTGTATCTAGCTGTGAAAGTTTCTTGTGCTTCGTCAAAAGAGACTCCTGCACCTTCACCTTTCACTTGTGCGTTTGCGAAACCAGATAACATTACTTCTTCTTCAAAAGCTCTGTCACTGTTTTCTGTTACGTAAATTTCAGCATGCTGATTTTCGTAACGTTTGTACTCCAGCCCAAATAGTGCATTTAGGCCAGGCTCTAGTTCTTTAACTAGCTGTGATCGTGATATTGCCATAGTCTATATACTCCTATTAATTATGACCGTTGTATGCGTTCGTATTTGATACTACAATTACAGAGTAGAAAGCCGCAGTTGCATCCTCATTTTCAGGATCTTCTGCAGATCTTATTAATCTGAATTGACTTGCATTAGCTGAAGTATCACCGATATCAAGTGTATTTTCACTTTTACCAGTTATATCATCGCCAGTGCCAGTATTCATATCATACGTGATCAGATGAGTTGCCTGGGCAGCTGCATCGTCAGTCGCTACAACGTATTGCTGGAACGGATTGTCGTTTACAAAAGCTGTGATGTCCTCACTATTTGCTGGTGTAATCGGTTGCTTGTAAAAGTTAGCAAACGTTGGTTTTAACGTAGTTGCTGCGTTATAGAAAATTCCGTTAAGAACTCCATAGATGTCAGGGCTTCCCCCGTCACCAGCAGTTACGTAACCTGCGTTTGAACCGTCAAGTTTTACCGTTGCACCATTGTAAATAGATGTTGTAGATCCAGCTTTGATTTTGTACTTCCCTTGACCTTGAATAGATGGTGATCCACCCATTGTGCCAGCAGGTATAAGTCCAAAACCTTGCGTGTTTCTATTTGCCATTGTATTTGTTCTCCTATTCCAATGTTGTTGTTAATCGATGATAGGGATTAACCCGAGAAATAATTTTATTTCTTTGTACCACCGAAGGTTACACGAGATTGCCTCTCAACATTGATCGGCATCCTCTGATCCTGCTCCTTCATTAGATCGTTTTCTACTGCTTCGTTTCTTTGTTTATGACGGTTAGCCATATACTCGGATCTCTGCTTCGCGATCTCGACAGGTACCTTCGCAAGAAGAAGGCCACCAACCCCAACTACCCCCTTGTATTTGCCGTCTTCGACGACTGGATAATCAGATGCATTTTCAACTTCTTCAGATCTAACTAACTCATAACCTTCTCTCATTCGAGACGTTACGTTTTTAGTATCTTGAAAGCCGACGCTTTCTGCTCTTATCCATCTGTACCTGAATCCATCAGGTGCAGGGGGTGCATCTAGAGATGATGGTGGAACCCACACTTTTGGCCTTTCAGATTTTGACCGTGTGTCGTTCGCACGAGATGTATTTTTTTCTTTTTCCATATTACGCTCCTCCCGTGTTTTTTAATTGTTTTGCGTACTCTTCGAGTGGCACACCTAATTTTT